AAAAAAGACAAGACTATTTAAATAAAAAATTTCCTTATAAACAATGAAGATAAGATTAAGTAGTGGTTTTAAAATAAACCCTCCGTTTAAACAAGACTCTACACCTATCTATGCAACTGATCTTGAAGAAGGAGTTTTAGGTAAGGCAAATAATAATGGTACTATACTAGTATCAGATAAAATAACCGATCCGCAAGAAAGACAGAGTGTTGTAGATCATGAAAAGGTTCATATAGATCAAATGAAGCGAGGCGATCTTGATTATGATGATGACTTTGTTTATTGGAAAGGTAAAAAATATTCACGAGACGATATGAAAGAAGGTGCTCAAAATCTACCTTGGGAAGCTGAAGCGTACTCAAAAACCGATTCATTTGAAAAATATTAATTATGGCATATAGACAAAAAAATCCTTTGAACAAAAACTACAGTCCTTTAAATAATGTTATGGCATTAGCAAGAGGTGTTAAAAAAGCTGTTCAAGATATAAATGATAATACTCAAATAGATCCTGGTTTTAATCCAGAATATAGAAATAAATATAAAGTAGTAGACGAACAAGGAAGATCAGGAGACGATATAAGTGGTGGATATTCTGGTTATACAGAATCCGGAAGTCCAGATGGTGTTTATTCACCATCAGGTTCACAGGCTAATTTGTACAGAACAGGAGATGTATGGATTAATGATACCACAAAGCAAAGAGCTATGAGATTTGATCCAGAAACTGGATATTCTCCTAGGTTACTAGATATTGACTACGAAAAAACTAAAGACGGAAAACCATACAGAGCATATATAGATGATACTAATAAAACATATGACTTAAGTAAGACTAAACAAAAAGAGGAGTTTGAAAAAGCTAGACTAAAAATGTATCAAAATAGAATGGATATGGTAAATGAAGCTAATGCTATGTATCAACTTGCTGATCCAGAAAAATATCTAGAATATTATCAAGACGAAAGAAATAATCTTAATCAAGCGCCAACGTCCGAAAAGCCAGGTATTCAATATCCTTGGCAAGAAGAATTATATAAGAGAACAGGTGCTCCTGGATCAGATGAAAGAGCTAATTATCTAAGGTCAAGAAACGAGATGTACGATAGATAATGTTGAAAAAATTTAAAGATACTACCGTTGGACAATTATTGTTTGGCGCAGCGTCTGTAATAAATCCTACACTAGGAAATATATTACAAGGAGTAAAATCTCCTAAAGAAGCAATAGCTGAAATAACTAAAGCTGACGTTTCTTTAGATGATAAAATTAAATTACAACAATTAATATACGAACAACAGAATAAAGAAATAGAGTCTATAACTTCTAGATGGAAAGCAGATTCTATGTCCGATTCTTGGATGTCAAAAAACGTGCGTCCACTAGTTCTTATATGGTGTATTGTTGTATTTTCTTTTGCAGGTATACTAGATAGTGTAGAAACTATACCATTTACAATACATGATAACTGGAATGATACTTTTGAGAAAGTAATGATGTCCGTAATATTAGCTTATTTTGGAGGTCGAACGACTGAAAAGGCTAGTAGTATGTTTAAAAAGTAAAAGTTAATAATAATAAGTAATTATACACTTATAAATTAAATCAAATTAAATATTATGAAAAAACTATTATTAAGTATAATGATACTATTTAGTGTCGTTGTACACGGTACAGAATTAAGCGATAAATTAAGAGGAGCTTGGTCTAGCGAAAGTACAAGTTATTACGTTGTTATATTACACAGCGAAAACAAAGGTTATGAATTAGTTAATTTTTCTTTTAAAGAAAATCAAACATTACAAGAAACAGTAATAGGTCAAGGTAAAAATTACATAAAAACTAAAATATATAACCCTGTAAACGATTTTGAGACTTTTGTTACTTATACTTTTATAGATGATGAATTACATTGTGAATTTGAAGGCAAATCAAATCACGTGACTATTTATAAAAGATATTGGTTAATGACAAATTAAATTAAATAAAATGGAAAAAAATAAAATAACTAAAGAAGAGTTAGAAAAGATTGTAGACTTTCAAAATAAACTTTATAAAATTACAACTGACGTAGGAGTTCTTGAAACACAGAAACACGCTGCTTTACACGATCTAGCAGGTGTTAATCAAGAACAAGAAGAATATAAAAAAACCTTAGAAAACAAGTACGGTGCTATTAATATAGATTTAAACGATGGCGCTTATACTAAAGTAACTAAAGATGAATAATATAATAAGAAAGATTAGTATAGGTTCTGATTATAAAAACGATGCAATGCATTATTCTTTAGGTCAACAAGTTTATGGTGGTCATGAAATATCTCACATATTATTTGATGAAAAAGATAACTCATATAATATTTATATAAAGAAAAACAATGAAGTATTGCCATGGAAAAAGTTTAACTTTAACATGTCTATATCAATTGAATATGATTTAGAGTATTAATGAATAGTTTATACGATTTTATAGTAAAACCTATAGGTGAAGACAGGTATGCTAATAGTAAAAAAATAGGTGAAAAAGAATTAATTTTAAATACTAAAATTGAATCTTGGAAGTTTGTTAATAGATTTGCTAAGGTTATTTCTACACCTTTAGCAATTAACACTGATATAAAAAAAGGTGACACTATAGTTTTACACCAAAACGTGTTTAGAAGATTCTATAATATGCAAGGTAAACAGACTAATAGTCGTTCTTATTTTAAAGATAACTTATATTTTGCAGCGCTTGATCAAATATATTTGTATAAAAACAAAGACAAATGGGAGAGTTTTGGTGATAGATGCTTTGTAAAACCAATAAAAAATTCTGACAATATAAGAAACAGAAAAGAACAACCTTATGTTGGTATACTAAAAATAGGTAATAATAAGTTAGAAGCATCTAATATTAACTCAGGCGATATGGTTGGATTTAAACCCGGTGCTGAGTGGGAGTTTTTTATAGATGATGAGCGTCTTTATTGTATGAAATCAAATGATATTGTAATTAAATATGGAAACAAAGAAAATAAAAAGGAATATAATCCAAGCTGGGCGTATAGCAGTTGAAGAACTTATTAAAGTAGCTAAGGAACCTATTATTGATTTTGGTCCTGATATTTCTGCAGATAGATTAAAAAACGCAGCTGCAACTAAAAAACTAGCTATCTTTGATGCCTTTGAAATACTGTCTAAAATCAATGAAGAAGAAAACATTATTGAAGGTAAAGTAGAACAAGAAACTAAAAAACCAAAAGAATTTAAAGGTTTTGCAGAAGGGAGGTCTAAATAATGTATCAGCAAAGTTTATATAAAATATTAGATAATCACATTAAACCTAAAATACTTAAAAAAAATAATAAGTATAAGAAATGGGAGTATGGTTATAATATAGAACACGATATTGTAATTATAAGTAGAACAGGTGAGATAAGTGACGTTATAGAAATACAAAATTTAAAAATAGCCTTACCAAAAGCTAATGATATTTGTAAATTTAAATCTGATAGATTTGAATACAAACCTTTGCCAAAAGAATTAAAAAGAATTAAAACAATATTTGATTGGGAGGAATATCCGTTAGATTTTAAGGAAACATGGTATGATTACATTGATAAAGAATTTGCTCGTAGAGAAGAAGGTTTTTGGTTTTATAACAAAGACAACCCTACTTACATTACTGGCACTCATTATATGTACTTGCAGTGGAGTAAAATTGACGTTGGGAAGCCAGACTTTCGAGAGTCAAATAGATTATTCTTCATTTTCTGGGAAGCTTGCAAGGCAGATTCACGATCCTATGGGATGTGTTACCTTAAGAACCGTAGATCTGGTTTCTCTTTCATGGCCTCAGGAGAGGTGGTTAATTTGGCGACCATATCCTCGGACTCGAGATATGGAATTTTATCTAAATCTGGGCCTGATGCCAAGACGATGTTTACCGATAAAGTGGTACCCATATCAGTTAACTATCCCTTCTTTTTCAAACCGATCCAGGACGGTATGGACAGGCCTAAGACCGAGCTCGCCTACCGTGTCCCCGCAAGTAAACTTACCAGACGTAAGCTTACCGCAAACGAAACCGCACCGGACTTACAAGGTCTTGACACGACCATCGATTGGAAAAACACCGGTGATAACTCCTATGATGGGGAGAAACTCAAACTCCTCGTCCACGATGAGAGCGGTAAATGGGAGAGACCGAACAACATCCTTAACAACTGGCGTGTTACGAAAACCACCCTTAGATTAGGTAGTAGAATTATTGGTAAATGCATGATGGGTTCAACTTGTAACTCATTAGACAAAGGTGGTGATAATTTTAAAAAATTATATTATGACTCAGATGTCACGAAAAGAAATGCAAATGGACAGACTCGTTCGGGACTCTATTCTTTGTTCATTCCTATGGAGTGGAATTACGAAGGATACATTGATTCTCATGGAATACCTGTCTTCGACACTCCGACCGACATTATTAAAGGACCGCAAGGAACACCTATAACATTAGGAGTTATAAATTACTGGCAAAACGAAGTTGACGGATTAAAAGATGATCAAGATGCTTTAAATGAATTTTATAGACAGTTTCCTAGAACTGAAGAACACGCGTTCAGAGATGAAGCTAAATCATCATTGTTTAATCTTACAAAGATATATGAGCAAATCGATTGGAACGCTGATCTAAAACACTCACCGATGGTTACTCAAGGTAATTTTCAGTGGTTAGGAGGAATAAAAGATACTTCTGTAATTTTTGTACCACAAAATAATGGTAGATTTTTTATATCATGGATACCTAAACAAAAAATGCAAAACAATGTAATTCATAAGTTAGGTAAAAAATATCCAGGAAATGAACACATAGGAGCATTTGGATGTGATAGTTATGATATATCTGGAACAGTAGATAGGAGAGGTTCTAAAGGATCTTTACACGGTTTAACTAAGTTTAGCATGGAAGATGTTCCGGCTAATCATTTTTTCTTAGAATATATAGCTAGACCACAAACTGCAGAAATATTTTTTGAAGATGTGTTAATGGCTTGTATATTTTACGGTATGCCAATATTAGCAGAAAACAATAAACCTAGATTGTTATATCATTTTAAAAGACGAGGTTATAGAGGTTTTGCAATGAATAGACCTGATAAAATATATAACAAACTATCAATTACAGAAAGAGAAATAGGTGGAATACCTAACTCTAGTGAAGATATAAAACAAGCGCACGCTGCTGCTATTGAAAGCTACATAGAAACATATGTGGGTTTTCGCAGTGATAATACTCATGGTGATGTGTATTTTCAAAGAACACTGGAAGATTGGGCTAAGTTTGATATAAACAATAGAACTACTCATGATGCATCTATTAGTTCAGGATTAGCAATAATGGCTTGTAATAAAAATAAATATAGACCTGTTCCAAAAATTGTAAGACAAAATTATAATTTAGGAATAAAAAAATTTGATAATAGTGGGTTGTTATCTAAAATTATAGATTAAATGAAAAGTATATACACGAATGGTAATAGTATTTTTCCTAGCCAAGTAGTTAGTGACGCAGAAAAAGCCAGTTGGGAATATGGTGAGAGAGTTGCTCAAGCTATAGAACAAGAGTGGTTTAGTCAAGGTAGAACAAGTGGTAACAGATACTTGACTACTTGGAATAACTATAATAGATTAAGATTGTACGCGAGAGGTGAACAACCTACTTCAAAATATAAAGACGAATTATCTATTAACGGTGATTTATCTTATTTAAATTTAGACTGGAAACCCGTGCCTATTATTTCAAAATTTGTAGACATACTTACTAATGGTATTTCTAATAAAGAATATGATATAAATGCTTTTGCCCAAGATCCAGCTTCTTTACAAAAAAGAACTAATTACGCAGAGTTATTAGCTCAAGATATATTTGCTAGAGAGACTATGAATAAAATTAACGCTCAATTAGGTGAGAATTTATTCAACACTCAAGTACCAGAAGATCAGATGCCACAAACTCCAGAAGAACTGGAATTACACATGCAGTTGTCTTACAAGCAAAGTGTTGAGATAGCTGAAGAAGAGGTTATTAATCAAGTGTTAGATTATAATAAATGGGAGTTAACAAAACGTAGAATAAATTATGATTTAGTTACGTGTGGAATTGGAGCTGTTAAAACTGATTTTAATATATCTAATGGTATAACTATAGATTATGTAGATCCAGCTTATTTAGTATACTCTTATACAGAAGATCCTAACTTTGAAGATATATATTATGTTGGTGAATTAAAAGCAGTTACGTTACCAGAAATAGCTAAGCAGTTTCCTAATATAGATGATTCTGTTTTAGAAAAAATACAAGAATATCAAGGTGATAAAACATACATGTATGGTTATGGTAATGGTCCATGGGATCAAAACACTATTCCTTTATTATACTTTGAATACAAAACATATACCGATCAAGTTTTTAAAATAAAAGAAACAGATCAAGGTTTAATGAAAGCTATTGAAAAACCAGATACTTTTAATCCACCTGAAAATGATAACTTTGAAAGAGTAGGTAGAACTATTGAAACATTATATAGAGGTGTAAAAGTCTTAGGTACTAATATATTATTAAGATGGGAGTTATGTCCTAACATGACTCGACCAATGGCAGATACTACTAAAGTAGAAATGAATTATGCTATATGTGCACCACGTATGTATAAAGGACGTATTGATTCTACAGT